TTATTTTGAGTTTATGTTTTTGCCGTCGACATCTATTGCATCAGAGCCGTTCGTGCTCAGTGCAAGTTTGTTCAGAATACTGCTTGCTTCTCGGTCAGCACCCGGCAACATGTGAGCGTATACCTGCAATGTGACTTTTGAGTTTTTATGTCCCAGTCTTTGAGCTACCATTGCAATGTCACCTGTGAGCTTCAGCAGTATTGAAGCGCTGGAGTGACGCAGACCATGTGGAGTCATATGTGGCAGATTGTTCTTCTTCGCATGATACTCCAACAGGTTCGAGAAATTTTTTCTTCCGACGTTGAACAGCAATGTATCTGCTTTGCAGTCATATATGTGTGCTACGTAATTCATCAGCTGGTCAAACACGAATTGAGGAACAGAGATAGTGCGTTCCGATGATGGTGTTTTTGGCGGTAGCAGAAGTTTCTGATTATCCACCCACGCCAACGTATGGTGTACAGATATAGTGCAGTCATCGTTGATATCTGCCGGAGTCAATGCCAAAACTTCACCTATACGCATACCGCAGAAAAACATTAGGTTAAATGCGAGCCTGTGCTGTTCCTTTTTCAGACTGTTGTAGAATATGTTGTACTGTTCCAATGTCCAGACGGCTATGTTCTTCTTTTGAGATACAGGAAGTCTTTCGGCATCACGTATCGGATTGGCTGACAAGAGTTTTCGCCTTGTGGCATAGTTGAGCATAGAGCATAGCTGGGTTTTAGCTGTGGATATACTGCTTGTCTTTAATGGACGCTGGGTGTGGTCGCTTGTATAGCTCATAAGAGAAATAAGCCATTGATTGATTGCTTCGGTGCTGATGTCCTTAACCTGTAAATCCTCGGGGAAGTATGGAACGATGTACAAGCGTATAAGAGCTTCATAGCGGTCATATGTTGTTGGTTTTAGTGTGCCTAGTTTCACACGTTGCTTCAAATGAGATGTATACATGTTGACTAGCATTCCAACAGTAATATCGTTCTCGGTTGGCTTCCATCTGCATGACATCTCGTATTGTTCAGCATCACGCTTGCGCTTGAACCCACGCTTTGTAGTATGCTTGCGTTTTCCATTCCAGTCAGTATAATAGAACTGGCAGCACCATGTATTTGTTTTTTCATCTTTAAATGTAGACATAATGGCTCTCCATTAAAAAATAGCGTCCCTGTGATAGGGGACGCTTTTGTTGTTTTAGATACCTTTTTGAACAGCAACTTCTTTTGCTATTTTATCGACTTCTTCACCCATGCTGCCTTCAATAATGCGGTCAAAGGCGGTTTTGCCGTATTTCTGAATAACATTGCCTGCATCGTTGAAATAAAGGCTCTCAGTGAGTCTGTAGTTACGGCCGTCGATGTTGTTAACAGTGTTGAACTTCATCAGTACAGACTTTACGTGGTATTTGGCGTACATATCGCTGTTAGGCTTGTAGATGACTTTGACTGTGTACATCAATCCGTTTTTGTCAGCTGGTACAGTAAGGTCTGGAACGTTAAGGCGTGCTACGCTGTCAGTATCAACATATACTGCACGGTCGCTGATTTCATAGGACTTCTGCCAGCTCTCAGCAAATGCAGTGGTAGAGAATACCAACATCAAGAGAGAGAATACGATAAGGAACAACTTTTTCATAATGCACCTCCGAATTATTCAATATATTGTTTTGCAGCTTGCTTGATAACATCTGCGTGGTCATAGATTGATTCAACCGTTGGCAGGGGATACTTCAATCCTGTGCCGATATAGTGTCTGCGCGCCCCTGGTCCTTTAATGTGTACAACCATGTACATATTTGATTCATCAAGCGCTAATCTGCATATCCAATGAGTTTTTACTTTTCCGCATAAGATAGTGAGGTAATATTGAGTGTTTTCATGGTTGATGACTTCGACAGGCAACATATCACCAACGATGCTTTTCACTATTTCAAGCGCGCGTGCTTTCTTGATGTCGCTTATAGGTTGCATCCCTTTGTAACGTGCGGCTGCTGCTGGAGTCTGTGCAGGTTTGCTCTCGGGTACAGTCAGAAGTTTTGAGTAGATAACATCATTGACAATCTGCTTCAGTACAGAATCTATTTCTGGGCGTATGCGGTCGATGAACTGCGAATCATACTGCTTGCCGTGGTCAACAGTTTCAAGCAGGAAACGTATGAAGTCATCGTCTGCGAAGTCAAACTGTGTCATCAGATAGCTACGTACCAAAGTCTTGTATTTCAGCTTTTGCGCAGTAGTATTGTCAAATTCCAACTTCTGGAATTTAGACAATATGGAAATGTCAGATTCGCTGAAATCAGCAAGATTCATAACGAAAAACGGCTTAGTATCCATACTGCCGGGCATATCAGTATCAGCGTAGTATCTGTATTCGATTCCGTTGGTGATTATAGCAGTTTTAGGTTTATATGCAGTGAAAAGCTCAGAGAGCTGTTCTGTGTCCATGTTGCTGGTGTAGGGAACTACTATAATGATAGCGGTAGTAATGCCGCCTGTGATAACAGCATAGTCACATTTGGCGTTAGCGTTACCGTAGCCGGAGATAAATTCTTTCGGATTGAAAATGTCATAGCCTAGTGACTGAAAATATGGCAGTACAAGAGACGTTTTCGCAACATCTGCTGAATAGTTATCGCTTTGCATAGTAATTGCTTTTTTGGCTAATTCTTTGATGCTGTCAGCAAAACTCATTGTTTTCCCTCCTCTATATAAAAACGAGCGGGCAGGATGTTCTACCCGCCCTTTTTGGCGTTTATTTTTTATCTTTTTTCTTGGACTCAATCAGTTGTAGAGCAATCTTTATGCATAGCAGTGTGTGATACAGTTGCTGTGTGTTCAGTTGCTGCAGCTGGTCTTTTCTTTTTTTAAAGACATTTTACAACTAACCTCCTTCCTCTTTATTTGCAAGGGCATAATGCCTTACATCGGAAGTGATTAGTTTTTGGCTTGCGAAAAAATTTTGATAGTTGCTTCAATAATCGCCTTTTTAGCATTATCGAGCTTTTGAAATTCTTTCAGTACATACATAGTTTGTTCATCTAATGACTGAGTGTGATGCTTAGCGATGGGCGTTGCCGTATCGTCATCAAAAAAATATGATACAGGCACATTAAAATAATTAGCTATCTTTTGTAGTTTTTCAAGTTTTGGCTGACTTTTTCCTTGTTTCCAATCGGTGAAAGTCGAAGCGTTAACGTGAACGGCTTTAGCAACAGTATTAGCTGTTATTTTGTGAATAGTCAGCAGTTTGGCAAACTTTCCATACATAACAATCATTCTAAATCTCCCCAAAAATCTAAAAACAAATAACTATTCTATTCGCAAGAGCGTATACATGGAATGTTATTTTTTTGCTTGTAGAAAGCCTTTTATAACTGCTTCAATGGCAGCTTTTTGAGTATCATCGAGCTTTTGAAACTCTTTTAATACATACATAGTCTGTTCGTCTAATGATTTTAAGCTAAGCTCTTTTTTTAATGCGTCTGTATCAATACCGAGCTGTTGAGCTTGACGTTCTGCCAAAGATAAAGCAATATCTTCGCCATAGAAATACGATACAGGAACATTAAAGTAATCAGCTATTTTTTGCAATGTTTCTATCTTAGGTTTGCTTTTGCCTGTTTTCCAATCAGATAAGTAACCACGTCGAATGCCGATAGCATCGGCAACAGTAGAAGCTCTGCAATGATTCTTTTTTAATAAATCGTCGAATTTTTGATACATAGAACCACCCAAAATTTTCTTTAAAAATACGATTAAACGTATTGACGAGCACGAAAAATAATCGTATAATAAAGATACGGAAAAACGAATGGCGCAATACGAAAAATCTTGATTATTAGCTGGCTTTTTAGGTTACCCCCAGCTGGTTTTCATTATTAGATTATAACGTATTTCCGAACTTTTTACAACGGAGGCGACGGAAAATGTATAAAAAACTAGCAAAACTGATGGACGAAAAACACGTCAGCGCTGCGGATGTTTCAAGAGCAACCGGCATTGCAAAATCAAGCATTTCCGATTGGAAAGCTGGAAGATGCAAGCCTAAATTTGACAAAGTTGTTAAACTGGCAAATTACTTTGGTGTAAGCGTTGCATATTTTATTGACGTTGCATAGGAGTGATAAGAATGTATGAAGTGTTTTTAGACTTACTGGACGAAAGAGGGTTAAAAGTGCATGACGTTGTGAAAGGGACAGGCATCAATCACCCGACTTTTACGCATTGGAAACAGGGGGCAACTCCACGGTTCCAAACAATGGCTAAAATTGCCAAATTTTTAGGAGTAAGCTTAGATGTTTTTGCAGAGGAGGCGCTCAAATGTTAGGCAGAATTATTCGTGGACTGCTTATGTTGGCTGTGGCTGGTATTATTGCGAATACTGCATATAACTTTGTATGCGACTTGTTAAAGCCAGAAGTAGAGTGCAGTATCAACTATACTGTGCAGGTTGGAGATTCTGTGTGGGGTATCGCCAACAAGCATTATCCGGCGCAGACAAGCTTGTCTTTTGGTGATTTTTGGTGCGTGGTTGAAGATTCCATCAAGGCTCAGAACAACGGCAGTACCATTATTCAGCCGGGGCAAAAATATGTAATCACGTGGAAAGATAAGATTTGACCTTGATTATATTTTAGCATTAATGAGGTGAACGGATATGCAAGTAAGCGCTGAAAATTGTTATAGACGCGCAAGAATGTTGTCTGGACTTAAACAGGTAGAAGCTGCTGACGCTTTGGCAGTCGGTATGCGGACATTGAGCGACTATGAAAACGGAATCTCAGCCGTGCCAGATGATGTAGCGTTGGCTATGTCAAGAGTATATAACCGTCCTGAGCTGAGAGTGGAGCATCTGCGTAACAATCCTGTATTCATGGATTTGATGGGTGACGTTGACGTTAAGAATGATATGTCAAGTCAAGTGCTCAAAATGTACAAGGAAGTCAACGATGTTGTGAAGTGTTTTCCACAGGTGGTTGACGATACTATTACCAAGAAGTCACTGAGTCGCCAAATGTTCGATGAATGCAAAGAAGCCTGCCAAGCGTTGATGTCGCTGTTGGCAGGCACAAAAAAAGGAACCGCCGATAACAGCTCGACGGTTCAGAAGAGAGTGTGATGAAATGAATAATGAAAAAGTGTTTTTCACGTGGCGTGACATAAGCGAATTGACTGGTGTAGGGAAAACCAAGTCATATGAGCTTATCGCCAAAATGAATAAAGAATTGGAATCACAAGGGTACATAGTCGCTAAAGCAGGCATAGTGCCGAAAAGCTACGCTCAGAAGCGACTAGGACTCTTGATGGAATAAGTATACCACAGTCAACTAAATTTGTCCACAAAAAGCTCACAAAATATAATATAAATAACGCTGACAATATAATAAACGTGCGGTAAAATATAAGTGTAGGGAAGAGAGATAAAGAAACAAAGTGAGTTAATGAAAGGATGATTAAAATGTTGAGAAATGACTGGTTTGAAGAGGATGCAAAAGAGTATTGGGATTATTTTGGAGAAAAATTCTCCGAAAATGACAGATACGTTTACATTAACAGAAACGAAGGTATTGTTGTTAGCGAAGAAATGGCTAAAAAGTTAGCCAAAGATTATAAAACCGAATATGACAAGGTGGCTGAAAGTGATTTTGTCGACGATATTTGGGGTGAAGTTATCCATAAAGGTGAACGTTACATTGAAATTGAGGGTTATACATGCAAGTTAAACAATGATACAACGATTGAAGTTGCACTTGACCTCGACGAAGTTACATTGTGGAATGACGAACGAGTTATGAGCGAAATCGAAGAATATGTTGAAGTTGCGTAAGGGAGGGATGAAAAATGTGTAAAGAAATTCCGCTGTTAAGAGCGTGTGATGTTGAGTTGCGAGCCGCACAGACACGAAAGAACTCATATGGCGCATATATTACGCTGTTGGTTTACAAAGACGCACGTGTAGACATGCGTATTTTAGATAAGGTTTTTGGTCCGTTGAATTGGCAACGTCACCATAAACAAATTGACGGAAATTTGTACTGCTCAATTTCGGTTTGGGATGCGGAAAAAGCATGTTGGATTGAGAAGGAGGATGTTGGAACAGAATCCAATACTGAAAAAGTTAAGGGTGAAGCGAGTGATTCATTCAAACGTGCCGGGTTCTGTTGGGGAATCGGCCGAGAGTTGTACGATGCTCCTAACATCAGTTTTAAGCTGATGGACGATGAATACACGGAGAAGCAAGGAAAAGTCGCTTGCTATGCAAAATTCCGTGTAGCAGAAATGGAGTATGACAGAGAACGTGGAGAATTTATCAAATTCACGGTTGTCGATAAGAACGGTAATGTACGTTTCAAATTAAACAATGCCCCACGCGCACAAAAACAAGGCGCAGAGCAGAGAAACACTGCCACGAATACAAACAGTCACGCAGAACAGCAGAACGCGGCACAGACGAAATCAGAGCCTGCAGAATATGTCCGTGAATATAAAGGACAAGACTGTGTATATGTCATGAATCAGTGGCTGTACCTTGACAGTATCAGCAATGGAGCGGTGCTTGCAATTATCGCAACGGATGCTGAAGGCAAATACAGTGCAGTCAAAGAAAAGGCAGCAAACATGCTGGCCAAGCTCAAAGGTGCTGCATGATGTTTGCAAAGAATAAGCAGGTCCGGCTCAAAGGACAGGCGTTAAATAAGCTGGTTGCGCAAGTATATGAGCGTGACCAGCACAAATGTGCCGTATGTGGGCGGTGGGTTGAAGAAGGGCATAAACCTCACCACGAACCGCCCGGCTACGGCAGAAAATCGGATGAATTAGGCAAGATGGTGCTTTTGTGTGACGGTTGCCATTACGAGCGACATCACGGAAAGAGTGCCGATACAGTGAAAGACAAGATAGAGCGTTATCTTGCGTGGATGGGAGAAGAATTGCCATGAGAATTGTTGGTGATGCAAACAACGTCAAATATCAAAACGGCAATCTGATAATCAGTTGCGGTGCGTGGCACGAAGATGACATCAACAAGATTATGAAGTATATGTCGAGTGGCAAGAAAATCAGCATCGACATAAAGAGAGAGAAGCGCTCAGTTGATGCTAACGCTTATATGTGGGTGCTGCTGGACAAATTAGCCAACAAACTATCCAATGACGGCGTTATATATACGGCAGAAGCGTTATACAAACATGCTATACATATGACAGGCCGTCCAACCTATTTGCCCATCAGAAAAGATGCTGTTGAAGCGTTCAGAAGACAGTGGCGCATGGACCGAATAGGACGCATAGCAGAAGTTATGGGTGAATCAAAGATTCCGGGCTATGTTGTTGTAGCGGCGTATCAGGGCAGCAGCGAATATGACAGCAAAGAGATGTCACGGCTGATTGATTTTATTGTTGAAGAATGTAAGGAACAGGGGATTGAAACGCAGTCCCCTGAATATATAAAAAGATTATTGACCGAATGGGGAGGAAGTAAAAATGTTTGATGCAAACGAAGTATTGGATGCCTTAAAGCCTGAAGATGCAGAACAGGCAACATGGACTATTGACAGCATGGAAAAAGCAGATTGGGCGTTGGGCAAAATTGCAGCTGCGCGTCAGAAGATGCAGGAAAACGCAGATTATGTGCAATCACAGGTAGAAAAGCTGCAGATGTGGCTTGAAAAAATGAACAAAGAACAGCAAAACAGTATAGATTTTTTTGAATCGAAACTTGCACCGTATCTTGACAGCGAGATTGCTGGCAGCAAGAAAAAGTCAGTGACATTGCCTAACGGCGTTGTAGGTTACAGAAAAAAGACTAATACAATCAAGAATGATGCTGAAATCTTTGATTTTGTAAAAAGCAATTATGGTGAATATATCAAAGTCGAGGAAAAAGTGGATTTGGCAAATTTTAAAAAGACCTGCAAAGTGGCTGACGGCAAATTGATTACCGAAGATGGCGAGGTTGTCCCCGGTTATACGGTTGAGGAAAGTCAAGTTTTGTACACGAAGTGAGGTCGGACATGAAGCGTGAAAAAATTGCTGTGTTAAGAGAGGGCTTGCTTGCGTTGACTGGCAATGTTAATGCCGCTATTATTTTAAATCAATTCATATATTGGGCAGAGTGCAAAGCAGAATCAGATGCGATGTACGCAAGGGAGATAGAAGCATATGAAAAGGAATATGGCGATGTAAATTTCAAACCTTCTTTTGGTTGGATTTACAAAAGCTCTGTAGAGCTGGCAGATGAAACTATGCTCGGGTTATCTCCTGCGAGTATGAGAAAATTCATCAAACAACTTGTAAATGCAGGCTTTTTGGCAGAACGCAGAAATCCTAAATTTAAGTGGGATAGAACGATGCAGTACAACGTCAACTTGAAACTTATACAGCAGGAACTGCAAACGATTGGATTTGCACTTAGCGGATACAAATTTAATACCGATGACATAGCAAAAAAAGATGATAACAGCAACATGGAAGATGAAAAAAATGAAAATCCATTTTTAAAAAATAAAAATCAAAACTCAGAATCTAAAAATCAAAACACGAAAAACTCAAAAGCAATACCAGAGATTACTACAAAGATTACTAAAGAAGATAAAGAGAGAGAGTATAGAGAGAACACACAAAAAAATGAAACACACTCACTCTCTCAGAATTATATAGACTTTTTTAAGCCTAACCAGTTAACACAGGAACAGATGACTAAACAGGAAGAGTACTTTGCCAGATTTTGGAACGCATATCCTAGAAAGTCAAATAAGCTTAAAACTAGGATTGAATGGAATAACATACAGTGTGATGTTGAGTTGTACGAGAAAATACTGAGGTCCGTTGAATTATACAAACAATCACAGCAATGGAGAGATGCTAACTATATCCCATATCCCGAGAATTATCTGAGAAACGAGAAATGGGAAGATGATATACCAATCACAGTTGAGAGCGAAGAGATGCCGTTTTAGGGGGAATGAGCCGTGAAAAGAGAAGATGTATTAGATTTGTTTGCGAAACTGCGCAGTGCCGGACTTTATCCACCCATCGGAAACAACGCCAAGCAAGCAAACAACATGGTTGAGGAATTCTTGCAGCAGTATCAGAGTGTAACTGCTGAAGAATTGCGGATGCTTACGCCGAAACTGCTCAAAATGCCACACTGGCCACGTTATTTTGATGTTGACGAAGAGCTGAGAGAAATTCGCAGACTCAATACAACGGTGACAGTGAAACAGAAGCAGAATACAGGATTGGGACGGCTTGCGTTGGGACGTGAGCTGAACCCGGGCGAGAGCTGGACGATGGTATTGGCTGAGAAGTGCGCACGTCACACGTTCCCTGACGCGTCTGAAACGTTCATAGAGATGAATAAGCTGGAGCTTGCAATACAAGCTAAATTTGATTATGTATGTGCTGTTTGTCGAGGTAAGAATTTGAAAGACTGCCCGACAGGTGGGCATATGCCGTTTTTGAAAGTAGAGCCAAAAAGCGGACTCTGTATGCCGTGTGTAGATGCAGCGCAGTGTCAGAAGGTGTTGATTCCAATCCCGCGTGATGACGATGAACGTGGAGAGTATCGCAGTGGCGGTGGCTTTAAATCAGCTGGGCAGATAATCGCTAGGGCGTAAAAATTCATAGATTGTTAAAATTGTCCACAAATTAGTTACAAAATAACGCTGACAAAATAAAAGTAAAGCGGTATAATATGAGTGTAAGAAAGAGAGGGGCATGTGAAGAATGGATGAATTGAAAAAGATTGTCGATATGGTAGCGGATAAGAATTATATATGGGTGATTATAACAACATTAGGAAAAGAACCTTTAATTCATACCGCCCACAATGGAGAATGGCGTGTGTCTGAGCTTCAAGGAGATTTGAAAACTATCGTTGATTACATGATTGAAAATCACATTAGTCAAATCGCCAATTACAGTCATTACACGGCAGAATCGTGGAGAAACAGCTCTCTGGTTATGTTTGATGTTATGTTTGACGGTGACGAAAAGGAAGAAAAAGATATTATCAAAAGAGTGATTTCACTTTTGGGCGCAAAATACAACAAAACTAAGGATAAATACGTGATGAATGAATGGGTTGACGGAATCCGCTACTATTCGTGTGTGAGTGGAAAATCGTATGAGGTGGCGTAGAATGAGTATCACGGAGAAAGAAAAACAGTTTTTGCTTGATGACATTGAATCAGCATTAGTGAATGAATGTCTGGGCGATGACGAAAAAATTTATGATGCGTTTGCAGATATTCACAACAAGCTTAAAGATGGCCAGAAACTGTATCAATTTGAAATTGAAATGGTGGCTAATTTTTTGACAGGTTTGTGCGATTGTCCGGAGTTTTTTTCAGAGGAAGAAACTTTAATGCGTCGTGAGCTGGCGAAGAAGATTATGGAATAAGGAACAGATGATGAATTACAAAGATTTTTTAATTAGCAAGATAGCGTTTGCCCCTGAAACCGGGTTTGAAATTGCTGACATGGATATAAATTCTGTACTGAAACCGCATCAACGTGACGCAGTACGCTGGGCGGTTAAAGGTGGACGCAGAGCGTTGTTTGAAGCATTTGGCTTGGGAAAAACATTACAAGAATTAGAGTTTTGCCGTATTGTAACAGAAAAACAAGGCGGCAAAGCACTTATAGTAATGCCGTTGGGTGTAAGGCAAGAATTTAGCAAAGATGCTGAAAGATTGCTGGGGTTGCCAAAACCGCAATATGTACGGAATATGGCGGAAGTAAGAGCAGCTGAAACAACTATCATGGTTACGAATTATGAACGTGTTCGTGATGGTGATATTGAACCAACGTATTTTACGGCTATTAGTTTAGACGAAGCAAGTTGTCTGCGAGATTTTGGCAGTAAAACTTATCAGACGTTTCTTGATAAGTTTAAGGGTGTGAAGTATAAACTTGTAGCAACAGCGACACCTTCGCCTAACAAATACAAAGAGCTAATACATTATGCGGCGTTTTTGGAAGTCATGGACAGTGGGCAGGCGTTAACAAGATGGTTTAAACGTGATAGCACTAAAGCTAATAATCTGACATTGTATCCGGGCAAAGAAAAGGAATTTTGGCTGTGGTTAAGCAGCTGGGCATTGATGTTAACAAAGCCTAGCGACCTTGGATATGATGATACAGGATATGCGCTACCCCCGATGGAAATTAACTACCATCGTTTATGCATGACACACAAAGACGTGGAAACGGAAAAAGACGGACAGGTGAAGTTGCTGAGTGATGCAGCAGTTGGGTTGAAAGATGCGGCTAAAATCAAGCGTGAAAGTATTGATGTGAGAGTTCAGAGGATGCGAGAGATTGTTGAAGCCAATCCAAATGACAGTTTTATTTTGTGGCACGATTTAGAATCTGAGCGTCATGCAATCAAAAAAGCGTTACCTGAAGCTGTTGAGGTATATGGAAGTCAAGACTATGATTTAAGAGAAAAACGTGTTATTGGCTTTGCTGATGGTGAATTTAGGCTTTTGGCAACCAAGAAATCTCTTAATGGACAGGGATGCAATTTCCAACATCATTGTCACAGAGCAATTTTTTTAGGTATTGATTATGAATTTAACGATTTTATACAGGCTATACATCGTATTTATCGTTTTATGCAGACGGAAAAAGTCATTATAGATATTATCTACGTCGAAGAAGAAGAAGAGATTTTAAGGCAGCTCATGAAGAAATGGGAGCAACATAAATACTTGACTGAACAGATGACGAAGATAATTAAAAAATATGGCTTGTCAAGTACAGATTTAATTGGAAAGTTGGCAAGGACGATGGGAGTGGAGAGAGTGCAGGTAGAAGGCAAATATTACAAAGCTATTAATAATGACTGTATTTTGGAAACTGAGCAAATGCCTGACAATAGTGTTGATTTGATTGTAACGTCGATTCCGTTTAGCAATCATTACGAATACACTATGACCTACAATGATTTTGGGCATAATGCTACAACGCAGAAGTTTTTTGAGCAGATGAACTTTTTGACACCTAATCTGCTTAGAATCTTGAAGCCTGGCCGTGTGTTTGCGTGTCATGTAAAAGATAGAGTATTGTTTGGCAATGCAACAGGCACAGGAATGCCAACGATGGAACCGTTTCATGCTATGTGTATCAAACATTATATGGAACATGGTTTTCAATACTTTGGCATGATTACTGTTGTAACTGATGTAGTAAGAGAGAATAACCAAACATATCGCTTAGGTTGGACTGAACAATGCAAAGATGGCACTAAAATGGGGGTAGGATGTCCTGAATATATATTGTTGTTCCGAAAACTACCTACTGATACAAGTAAGGCTTATGCCGATGTACCAGTAAGCAAAACCAAAGATGACTATACAAGAGCACAATGGCAGATTGATGCACATGGTTTTTGGCGTAGTAGCGGTGACAGACTTGTCAGCAAAGATGAATTGAAGTCAATTCCAGTTGAGAACTTGCAAGCTGTGTATCGCAAATTTAGTCGCACATCTGTGTATGATTATAATGAACACGTAAAGCTTGCTAAAGAACTTGATAAAAACGGCAAATTGCCTGCAAGTTTTATGGTAGTCGCGCCGGGCAGTTGGAACGATGAAGTATGGGATGACATTGTACGTATGCGAACTCTTAATACAGAACAGAGCAGACGGCGTGTACAACTTCATGTATGTTTGGCTAAAGGCAGTTTAATTCTTACTAAGGATGGGTATAAACCAATTGAAGATATTGCTATTGGAGATATGGTGTTAACTCATTTAGGCAACTGGAAACCTGTTATTGCTAAGGCTTGCACAGGTGTGAATCCTGTTATTCAGACAAAAGCTCAAGGTGTTGCAAATCTTATTACTACTCCGGACCATAAGTTGTGGGTAAGGAAAAGTAGTTGGATACGCCATAAAGATGGCATGAGAAGAGTTGAGCCAACATGGATTGAAGCTCAAGAGTGCAAAGATGGTTATGTAAATCTCAAACTTCCGACCATTGAAGAATCTAATCTTACAGAGCGTGAATGGTGGCTTGTAGGTAGATATTTAGCGGATGGTAGCGTTGGCACAAGAGGAGATTTCTTTATTAGCGTAGGAACAGGAAAGATTAAAGAATTTGAGGAAAAAGCAGCACCATATTTCGGTAGCTATGCTGAACATACTGCAAGACAATATAGATTGCTCAGTTCTCAAATGTCCAATGAGCTTATCGCTATGTTGAGAAAATGCGGACGTGGAGCAGAAAACAAACAAGTTCCATACGAAGGTTTATGCTTGAACAAAGAAAAGGCGGAAGCTTTATTGTCTGGATACCTATCTGGAGATGGTAATGTGACAGGTAATGCAACGTCAGCTAGTTCTGTATCAAGAGCATTACTTTTAGGCATGGCAATGGTGGCTCAAAGAGCTAGAAACGTTATCGCATCTGTTTTTGCTGGTAAAAAAGCTGGTAAACATATTATTGAAGGCAGAGAGGTTAATGCTAAACAATTATGGGTTATGGCGTGGCGTGATAGTAGACATCATCATGAAGGAATTATCCTTGAAGATGGCGCATGGAAAAAGGTTAAAGAACCTTTAGATGCTGGCAAAGCTGAAACATGGAGTATTCAGGTGGCTGATGATGCCAGTTATACGGCAGAGGGGTGTATTGTAAAAAATTGCCCATTGCAGTTAGATTTGATAGAAAGACTTGTAAATCGTTATTCTAATGAGGGTGATACTGTTTTAGACCCGTTCGGTGGTTTGATGTCAGTACCTTATGTAGCTGTTAAGAACGGTAGATGTGGTATTGGAATTGAATTGTCAAATGATTATTTTAGAGATGGTGTTGGTTATTTAAGGGATGCGGAGCTGAAACGAGAAGAACCGACATTGTTTGATTTGATTGGAGCATAAAGAATTACCAATATAGATTGACTAATTTTAATGTCAGTCTATATTGGTTAATCAAAAAAGGAGATTAAAAATGAATCTTATAGTTTTAACAGGCAGATTGACAAAAGAACCGGAAGTAAGATATACGCAGTCTGGCAAGACAGTATGCAGTTTTTCTATTGCGGTAGACAGACCGTTTTCTGGACAAGATGGCAAGCGTGAAGCAGATTTCTTTAACTGTATGCTGTGGGGCAAGCAAGGTGAAACATTTGGTAATACAGTACACAAAGGCCACAAAATCCTTGTAGAGGGCAGGGTGCAGATTAGCAGTTATCAAGCCAAAGACGGCAGTAAACGCCAGTCTACAGATGTTGTGTGCAACAGATTTGAGTATCTGGAACGCAAGGAAAACCAACAGCAAGCACAGTCACTGCCAAAAGTAAATTTTGGTGACATGGGACAGATGATGGACGAAGAAATCCCGTTCTGACATGAAAATTCCGCTGACGTATAAGAACGTTATACAGGGCAAGAAAAACAAAGCCGCTGGCAAGATGTTTGAAAATCTCATAAGTCAGACTTGCACATGGTACTTGCAACAGGGACTTGCAAAGATTGAGAAGCAGGCAGAGCCGATGCGACCGCTCAGAGCGTTGTCTAATGGTCAGTTTATAGCGTGCTATGAAAGCAAAGCTGGGGTTGATTACAAGGGAACGCTCAAAGGCGGCAGGGCGGTAGTTTTTGAAGCCAAACATACGGAAACAGATGTGTTCAGACGTGAAGTAGTCAAGGAATGGCAGTTGGAATATCTGGTAGAGCATAAGAATCTTGGTGCAGAATGTTTTGTACTGTTATCATATGGATTGCATAGCTTTTACAGAATTCCTGTTGTTGACTGGTACTTTATGAAAGAAAAATTCGGCAGAGTATCGCTGAGAGAAGAACACGTCAGGGACTATAAACTGCGATTTGATGGCAGGCACATTTTGTTTTTGGAAGGGCTGCTGAATGGATAGAGTATATGGGCTGATTGAGAAGAAAACCGAGGAAGGCATGAAGTTGGTATGCAAATCATGTGGCGAATACGCCGGGTTGATATGTATGTTTACCGCCAGCAGTAAAGAATGGACAAGGCATTACTGCAGATGTAAAGGTTGTGGGCGTTATATAAGCGTTACACGTAGGAACGAGGTGTGCGAGAGTGAAGAAACTGGAGAGAAAAGGGAAATGGTGGGACGATAAAGAGATTGAAGAGCTGTCTGAGAAGTGGGGAAGATACCCATTAAGTGATTTAGCAAGGCAGTTTGGTCGTTCTACCGGAGCTATCAAACATAAAGCTAAAGAAATTGGCTTGGGATTTAGAACACAGAGCGTAGATGGTGTATCCATGAAGGTGATTTTATCGCTTGTTTTGGGACGCAATGTTTGGTCTAACGATTACAGAAGATTTATGAATGCTGGATTGCCATATTTTACATTGAAGACTGAGCGGAAAAGATTCTATCTTGTCAACATCGACAAATTTTGGAAATGGGCACGAGAGAATCAAGGCGTGATTGACGTTACTAAGATTGAGCCGTTGGCGTTGGGCAAAGAGCCAAAGTGGGTAGATGAATTGCGCAGGAAGCATCGCAATGATATGGTCAATAAACGCTGGGAAGAATACGCTTGATGGAGGTTGACGATGGAAACATTGAGTGATTTCATAGCGACAGTGATAGTGGTATTGTCGTACCTTGTAGTGCTCGAGGTAGGTGTATATGCTGTCTGTTGGGCGTTTGGCATCGCGTTTGATGCTAAATACGCTGTAGGAGTCTGGGCGATTGGCTTAATGATTAAGACAATATTCTGAGGTGTGAACAATGGGAAAGTTGGCAAGGAGATTTAAAAGGTCAAATAATCTGGAGATGCCTGTAACGAAGGGCGAATTTGACTTTATCTATTCAATGGTACATAACAAGATGGCTGCCCAAATAGAGGAAAACGTAAAAACACGTATCGTTCCGGTGGTAAGGGAAGATTTGAGGAAAGAGGTTGCTGCAGAAGTCACTAATGATGTATATGCACATTTTTTAGCGATTGCAAGCAATATTCTGATGAACGATTATGGCAAGATGAAGTCTAAAGACATTAGGCTGAAAGTATTCTACGAGAAGTTACAGGAGTACTCGGGTGAGATTGAAAATCCGTCTGAACAGCAACTTGAAGCAGAAAAGGCGTTTGCTGAACAGGTTGAAGGCATAGAAATAAAGAGATAGCAACCGCAAGGTTCTATATAGCTGTTGCATAAAAAATAATTTTTTGTTTGAGGAATTTATTACATACACCTTATTTGTCAAATGAAAACGCAACGGCAAACGCATGGCAAGGCTTGCAGTTAAAATTGAATATTGCTGTGTAAGAGTTGGTTAAATTGAGAAGTTCTGCAAGCCTGTGTCAAGCGTTACGAGGAAATAGTCATGGAAGAAAACAAGAAAAAGAAGAAAAATGTATGGCGTGATTCTGAAGAAGATACGCAGGAAACTGAAAAAGTTGAGAAAAACGTGACAAGAGAAGGCTAAAATACGTGGAAAAACGTGACAAGCTCATGAAATATGCAGTTAGTGCAGAAAACATCCACATGAAATATGCAGAAAGGGGTGGAGCTATTGAAAATTGCAGACAAAGGCAGTGTGTGTGCGGTGGTATATGACCATAGCAAAAATGCATTGCTGATGGGAACAAGTGGAAACTCTAAAAAGTGGCAGTTTGCTGTCGGTGATGATGAATGCAGTGCGCCAGAAGTATTGTCTGAGCAGTTTGGTATAGAATTTGATTTTGTGACTGATGATACATACAGTGATACAAGCGATTGCGTACATTGTTCCGATTATGGAAACATCATTATTCCTGTGAAAAAACAAATTAATCAAGGGAGATTGCATATCACTCGTGAGATGTATTGTAATACAAGGGTATATGTGTATGAGTACAACAAAAACGCAGTTGGTAAGATTATCAGAGGTTTTAAGAGTGCAGGCATTGGTAAGGTACGCTGGGTAAAAATGAAAGATATGTTCAAAACTGAGATGATGCCTGCTACGCTTGCAATTTACAACTGCTTTATTAATCACAGGGGCAGAGAACATGAACAAGTGTCATAGATGCATACATTGTCAATGGGATGATGATACAGAGATATGGTGCGACATCTACGAGAAAACGCACGTAGAGCCGACAATGGAAACACCATCATGCAAGATGTTTGAACCGCAGATACCGCATACGTGTGGAGAATGCTGTTATAACATAAAAGCTGAAAATGACGGAGATTTAGATTTCTGTGCGGCACATGATTTGTATGATTTCACGCAGGATGACCGCAAAGCGTGTGCTGATTTTGAAGAAAAAGGGGTGCAATAATGCTCATCAAGGAAAATGGCGAATTTGTTGTAGTGAAGAAAAACGGCAAACGTACAAGACTTGTGAAGTTGAAAGGTACTTATGTGCCGATGTTTAACGGAGGTTGCAAGAAATGCCAAAAGCAGAACTGATTTCTATTACACCGGACTACATGGAGCTTTTAAAGACTGCTTGCAGTCAGCCGTATGGCAAGGATGTTACCGACAAATCCGTCAAGAAAATCATTGAAAGTGGACACCTGAGCGTGCTGGAGCACTGCTATGCAAGCTTCTTGGTAAAGTGTAGCGTAAGAGTGTTAGGACAGCTAACGCGCCATAGACACCTTAGCTTTACAGTAAAAAGCGCAAGGGGAAGTCAGTTTAATAAAGTGGTTGTTCCAAAAGGCATATATGAATTTGCTGATAAGATTAACATTGGTGTAGAAGATTTGGAGGCGTCATGGAATTCAGTAATAGATTCATATCATGATTCTATTGCATATGGTCTTGCAGAACAAGATGCTGCCTATTTTTTACCTCAAGGCGTTGAAACAAGCATGGTTGTAACTGGCAACTTCAGAGCATGGTATGAGTATCTGCCTAAAAGATTGTGCAGACGTGCTATGCCGGAGCATAGAGAACTTGCAGAACTTATCCATCAAGAGCTTGCAAAAGCAGCACCAGAGATTTTCAACAGAACATTTTTGAATTGCAGCAACTGCATTGAAAGCTCATGCGATTTTAAGTAAGGGAGTATAGGCAATGACTGAACATGAAGACTTAATGACAAATATTGGCAATAATATTGCACGTATGAGAAAAAAGCGTGAAGTAAGTCAAAAAGATTTGGCGAAGGCTGCTGGAGTAAGCCAAACACATTTAAGCAGCGTGGAGAATGGCAAAAACATCCTCGGGGTAGAAATTTTAATCAACATCTGCAAAGTGCTGAAATGTTCGTTGGACGAATGTGTCTTTGGTAAACAGAGAAAAGAATCAGTCAGATTTGAGCCAGTCAAAGATGCACCTGCAGATACAAAGATGCCACAACGTAGCACTAAATATTCGGCAGGATATGACTTTTACGCACCTTGCGATATTGTGATTCCTGCACATGGCGTAAGCGGTCTGATTCCGATGAACGTCAAGGCGATTATGCCAGGCAACATGTATATGCAAGCTATTATTCGTAGCGGTTTGTCAATGAAACACAATATCATGCTTGAAGCGTCTGGCGTTGTTGATGCTGACTATGCAAACAATCCTGACAATGACGGCAATATTGGCATTAAACTGCGTAACGATAGTGATACTGAGTACATTATCAAAAAGGGAGAGCGCTGTATGCAAGGCGTATTCCTTAAATACTATACAACTGACAATGATGTAGCTGACGGAGTACGTGGAGGCGGTTACGGCAGTACTGGTAGGTGATTTTGTGAATAAGGTGAAATGTGCGTTGTGTGGGCGCAATGTCAAAGACGGTGAATGGAAAACAATTAATATTGATGGAGCAGAACAAAAAGTATGTATGAACAAGTACAGATGCGACCAAAGACGCAGGCAGAAAAAGCCTAAAGCAGTAAGATACGAAGTACCGCAAGAAGCAAAAGAGCTGGAGCAAACATGCGTGGCAGGTTCATATAAAGCCGTGGCTGAACCAAAAGATGTAAGCCTAAGCAATCATACCAGACAGTATTTGGAAGTGATAGCGGCAATCGTAGTGCTTGTAGCGTCGATGGTATTGTTCTGTATAGTATCTAGGGGGTAAACTGATGTTAAATTCGCCGTGCATGGGATGCAGTGACAGAGTTGTTTTTTGCCATAATAAATGTAGAAGATACAAAGAGTGGAAAAAGCGACAATCTGAAATCATGGAGGAGAAGCGAATCTATAATATGCAGAATACGCCGTCAACAAACACGGCGAAACGCAGGATAAAGTGGGTGAAAGACCATGCCAACAGATGACGTTGACAAAATGATTATAAGAACTGCTAAGAACATAAGTGATTACTGTACCATACATTCCTGCCCATCGTGTAGGTTTTGGATGGATGGTTGGGAATGTATGTTCCGTACAAGCCCGGCTAGGTGGGGCGATATGTTGGAAGTTTTGGAAAGGCAGGGTAACACATGACCTATTTTGACCCGGATGTATATAACAAGTACAATCTCAGTGATGATGACAGAGATGAAATTGAACTTTACGGATGTATGATGGCAGATATTATTGACGCAGTGAAAAGCGATATTGAAGAAGAATTGGCGGATGCTGGAGATAATCCGATTGCAAAGGGTATTGCTGCTTACAAATTGGAAACTGTGGAAGATGTTCGCAGAATGATGGCGTTCTCATTGCATGGAATACTTGCTGACCGCATAGAATCATATGATGATGACACATACGAGGGATTACAGGTTAGAGGCGACCATGAACGCAGAGTAAAGGGTGTTGAATATACAGATATGTTTGCTCCAGCGTTTGAGCTGTTAGAAAAGTGGGGATAAACAATGGATAACGTAAATCATCCTAAACACTACACTCAGGGTAGAATTGAGTGTATTGACGCATTAGCGGCGGCAACAGTAGAGTTAAAAGGCATTGAAGCTGTGTGTACCGCCAACGCTATTAAGTATTTATGGCGTTGGAAACAAAAAAACGGCGTGGAAGATTTAGAAAAGGCCCGCTGGTACATTGACAGACTGATTAAAGAACAAAAAGTACGTGAGGAATTGCCTATTCCGACATTTGAATGAGGTGAGAGAATGAAAATTAAAGATTGGATTAAGCAGACGTTTTGTACTCATAACGTTGTCAAGACATCTGATAGCGAAATGGAACAGACAGGATGCCTTTTTAAATGCAGCAAATGTGGAAAATATCTGCCGTGGCACGTTCACGTAGAGATGTGGGACGATGTAAGGTTTTGGCTTGGCGTACTGTGTGGAATATTGGCTTTCAATATTATGCTCAACACGCTGCTTGTTGTTCTGAAAGAGGTGGGGAAAATTGGCTGATACAGCAAATAATAAAGAACCTTGTCGCTATTATGATAAAGAGCCGTGTTGTTATTACTACGATGACTCAAATCTGCAAAATGCGTTGGAATATTGGAAGAAAGTACTACATCTGCAGAACTGGTGCATTAAAGCCATTTTGACAGGTGAGAATCTCGAAGTAGACGGAAGAGCGGTTCACGGCAGAAATACTACGGAATATCTGAAGTGTGAATCTTTTATAGAGATAAGCACGGTAGAATATGATAATGAATACACTAAACACTGCGAAGAACTTACGTTGGTACATGAACTGTTGCACTGTGCAATGCCGTTGTTCTGTAACGATGATGACAGTGCTACGATGCGTGATGCATGGGTGGAGCTGCTAGAACATCAACGTATTGACATGCTGGCAAAATCGCTGATAATGGCTAAATATGGTGTTGGTATTGAGTGGTTTATGAAGTAACGCTTTGGGAGGAGTAGAACGAATGAACCGATTTGACATCATTCTGAGAGCTGGAGAGCTGTTGGATGACCTTGTACCGGAACTTGATATTGATGAACGTGCAATCAAATATCTTAAAGAGTGTATGAGCCGATGTGCAGCGTTGGATGAAGCCCAGAAATTAAAAATGCCTGTTATCATGATAAAAGACATGGATACAGGCATTGTACGTGAGTATGGAACTGATATACATGACATTCTGACGATACGTGAATTTGACCATGTACCTTATCTTGCATATGAGAATCTGCAGAACGGATATGGAACAGGTGATTACCGAGATGGATACAGGTTTATTGCTGATACGTATGGATATATGGGTAATAAGCAGGTTATAGCTGTGAATGATGAAATATATCCGTCACAGAAGCCGTATTGCGCTGTTTGCGGTGAAGAAGAACATTTGCATAGCGTGACAGCGAGCAACAACTGGACACCGTGGTATTATTGTGATGCATGTTTTGAGAAAGTATCGACAGAAGATGTTGTACGTTATCCGAAAACTGCTGAGGAGAAAGCAATTAACTATATGGCACTGATTAAAGTATTGGAGGGAGATACCGATGACAAGTAAAGAAATCAATGAATTTGTGGAAAAAATGGTTGATGAAGATATTAAGTTTTCTTTGACAGCCGATGTGATTGAAGAGGGCGACGATGAAGAGCAAAACCATTATTGGTGTAACGGTGGGGAAAATTCAAGTTATATTATTGGCAGTGCTATTAACAATTCTGTGTTGCACATGCTGGACGGCGGCAATGATATTGATAGCATTAAAAAGTTTATCGAACTTGTCGTTGACGATGCCTATAAAATTTACCAGATGAATCACAAAGAAAATCTTCTGAACTAATGGGGTGATACATGTGCGCAATATTAATAACTTAGGAGTTATCATGCAGCAGAGCAGAGAAGTAAAAGAATACTGCGACAAGCTGCTGGAGCGCAACAGACGTACACGCCGTAGACGTATGTTAAAAATAAAAGCTAGGGAGAGAGCAAAAAAAGATGCAAAAAACGGCTGAGATTTTATATAACGCATGGCGACAATATGCGGATTTCTACAGATATACAAGCTTAGGCGAAATAATTACTAAACCTTGTAGTGGTTGTGGTAGCAATGTATACGTGAACTGCCGTAGATTTAACGGAATCCTGTATATGGGCAAAGAGTGTATTTGCAGTGATTGCAGACAGAAAGCAAACGAAAACATGAGATTAGCGGCGTTGTTGAGCTAAAAAAAGAGGGCCTGCCCCAAGACAAGCCCAAAACGATATATTGCAACTTTATTTTATCAGAGTTTTGGCAAGGGGGCAAGTAAATGTCAGTTGAATTAATTCCAGAGATTATAGATATTATCAATGAAACTGCAAACAATACTGCAAAGATGATTTACTCAAAGATATGCAGGCAAAAGGAAAGAGAAAGAGAAACACTATTTGAGCGTAGACTTTACAACGTAAAGATACTGCTTGACCATTACAGACTGTTTAAGGAACATGCAAAAGAAGCTATCTTTGAATTGACATCTATCGATGAAGAAGAGCTTACTGCAATCGAGATTATGGATGCTATGATGCAGCTGCCTGTAGATAAGGGTGAAATTGCTGTTGAGAGCATCAGAAACAGTGCGTTACGTACAAGAATCGTTATAGAACACATTGAATCTATGTTGGGGATATACGAAGCGTATTGTGAAAAATCGTTGCGTCCTGAGGACTTGCGCAGATGGGATGTAATCAATACTCTGTATATCAAAGACGTTCCGCAGGGATTGTCAAAGATGGATATTTATAATGATTTAGCTGAGAAGCATTTTGTCAGTGAACGTCAAATCAGAATGGATGTAAACGATGCACTTATCAAACTGACTGCGCTTATTTTTGGCATTGACGGCGTAAAGAAGTTTACACAGCGTAACATAAACATCTATACAGATAATACTGAGGAAAAATAGGCTGACAGTGAAGAAAACTAGCAGAAATGCTGTTCCAATTTACTTCCTTTACACTTCCAACAGCCTGTGATAAAATTTAAGATGTAAAAATAGTAAATGAAAGCCGCTCAGACAATGGGCGGTTTTTTGTTTTTGGTGGAAACGCATATTCAATGCTTTTTCATATACTCCTCCCGAAGCGGTACTAGCAGTTTGAGCTGTGATGCCAGATATGCGACGTACTGCTTTGCTAATAAGGCTGTGCATAGTAAGTATCGTAGAATAACGAAATCCGAAGGCATGGCATGAACATAGCCGTTGTTTTTACATAATGGCAATGGGGACAATACAGTTCCCATATGCTCCCGTAGCTTAATGGTAGAGCTGAGTTTTCGTAAAGCTTATGGTACAGGTTCAAATCCTGTTGGGAGCTGGGGAATATGCAGGCAGCCTTCACGTGGCATTCCCTGTTTTGACTGATAGCCTGTAAAATGCTGGCATAGCTCAATTGGCAGAGCACCGCTTTTGTAAAGCGGATGTTGTAAGTTCGAATCTTATTGCCAGCTCCAATAACAAGTGTCTAATTTTTTATTAGCTCGTCTACGTTAATGTAGAAGGAGTATCTGATTGCGTCCTATGGGACGCTTTTTGCGGCGATATAGCTTAACGAGGTAGAGCGCATGACTTTTAATCATGGATGCAGGTTCAATTCCTGCTATTGCCAACTATGCTGATTGTTAACAAGGGGATATGAGATGAACTATAATGACAAAATCATGCTTATGTGGCGTGGAAAAGATAACCGATACATAGTTATCTTAAAAGACGGATATAAGCATGACGGCTCAGCTATCATTGAGGGCGACACAATGGAAAGAGTGATGGCTGATGTTGTGCGTGCTGATGACAGATGGGTAACTATTAATGGTTCACACGTCCTTATTAGTAAAAATGGCTGCATTGCTGGTGGCATGGGTGGCAAATTCAATGGTTTTCCATTTGGTGCAAGATTCTCTGATAAAGGAGATAGAACGCCAAGTGGCAGGAGAAAAATAGCAAGGCTTCATGTTACTATGCGTGGAGGACCTGATGGCAACGTAGTTAAACGTCCAATCTCTCAAAAGCGGTTGAAAGTGCGGAACATGATAAAGAAATACAGGTTGAAAGCCAGCGGAGATATCAGAGAAACAGATGAATCGAAGTGGCGAATCACCGGTCCGGCTAGCGGTTTGAAGATAATCACTCAAGAAGAAAAAGATTTCTTAAAGAAAAACAAGAGTCTGTTCTTTGATGAACTAGGCGCATATGTATCAAAAAAAGCAAAACATAACCGAGATGTTGAGCGTGTACAACTTGCGTCAATAAAAGGTATTGATGAAATTCAAAAAGCCAAAAGTGAGTGGGAACGCTATAGCAAACAGGTCGAGAAAGCGGCAGAGTATGGTGATGTTAAATTCCCTAAACCGCCAAATGCTGAAAAACCTGCTGTCCTGGCGGCTAAATTCCCTCGTGCGACGGCATATCTGCAGATGGAAGCATGGGAAAACTCTTCGAACTATGTGAAGAGTGAGATTGGCAGAAAAGCAAGAAAAGCCATCTTGAATGGCAGAAACTACAATAAAGTGGTAGAAGAAGCCAAGAAACAGTGGAGCGACTATACGCAGGAACGTGCGTGGGATTGACATAATACTTCGTTAAAGGAATGAACACACAATGAAATGCGAAAATAAAGTCAGGTTGATGTACAGAACTTCTGGTGGAGCATGTTTTGCTATTCTTAATGAACCATATAGACTTGACGGTTCGCTGATTGTTGAGGGTGATTCTGTTGCAAGCGTTACTGAAAGTGCAATGCGTGCCGATAAGTGGGTGACTATTAACGGCGCACACGTTTTGATTGGCAAGGGTAATACTGTTATTGCTGGTATGGGAAACAAATTTAATGGCAGACGATTAGGCAGACTGTCAAATAGTTTTCGTGGTAGGCGTGTAAAACTTGATAAGGTTCTGTACAACAGGAAAATACTCGGAGAGATTGCAGAGAAATGCAAGAGGTTCAAGCAGTCAGCAGAGTATGGCAACATGCAGTTAGGTATACGCATCCAAGAGAAAGATACGGAGCGTATTGGCGGTACTATGAAGCATCGCTCAAAGAATTTCGGTGATGACTTTGAAACAAAAGAAGAGCTGAAACACAGAAACGGCGAACAGTTAAACGGCGTAAGCACTGTTGGTATCAACTTAACACATGAAGCGCCTTATTATGGCGGATATGAAGGCAGAATAGCGTATCTTGTAGCAGGAGAGAAATCTACGGCAGGATACGACCCTGGAGAACTGGTAATCCAAAGGCCTAAGGTGCTTGCAAAATTCGGTATAAAAAATGGTGAATTGGTTGAACTTGGAGCAGTAAGGGTTACAAAGCGCAAAAAAGCAAAGGAAAACAAACCTACTAAGCCTAGTGAAGAGTATACCAACTTCGTAAAAGACATGGAAAACAAATATGGTAAAGATGGCATGTATGGAAAGATGACAGACGCAGAGTTTGATAAATACCAAGAGCTGGAAAACCATAAATACGATTATTTTTATAAGCAGTAATTAATGCTGCACAGATTAGGAACATTCACCCGACAAGGAATTTCGCCTGTGTAGCATTAAGCAACGTCCTACAAGCTCAGAGATGGGCTGTAGGGCGTTTTTAATTTGAAGTAAAGCGTATTATACCAAGAACGTATTTGAACGCTTATTGGCGTTATAGTTATAAAACACTATTTTGATTTTATCTGTTGGAGGAATGACAAAATGAACATAGTGTATAAGCAGTTGGCTGAGTTACGGCCGTATGAGAACAATCCGCGTGACAATGAAGCGGCGATTCCGTATGTTAAGAACAGTATTAAAGAGTTTGGGTTCAAAGTACCTATTTTGATTGACTCAGATAACGTAATTATTGCAGGACATACACGCTATGCGGCGGCAACAGAGCTGGGAATGAGCGAAGTACCGTGTATTGTAGCGGATGACCTTACAGAAGAACAGGTAAATGCATTCCGTTTGGTCGACAACAAGACACACGAAGCTAGCAAGTGGGATATTGAAAAGCTGGCAGAAGAACTTGACAGCATCATGGGTATCGAAATGGAAGATTTCGGATTTGCTGATATTGCAGCACCTGCTATCGACCTAGACGATGATAAACCGGAAAACAATGGCGAACATGAAGCAAGAACAGTGTGCTGCCCTAAATGCGGATTTGAGTTTGAAGTATAAGACTATGTTGGAGGAACAATGGTTAAGATAGAATGCAAGATTGTAAAGATTAAGGATATCAAGCCTTATGAGAACAATCCGAGAAAGAACAAAAAAGCCGTAGGCGTTGTAGCGAAAAGCATCAAAGACTATGGCTTTAAAGTACCGCTTGTACTTGACGAAAACAACGTCATTATATGCGGACATACACGATATATGGCAGCTCAAAAGCTAGGACTAAAAGAAGTGCCGTGCATTATGGCAGACGATTTGGATGAAGAACAGGTAAGGGCATTCCGGCTGGCAGACAATCAAGTAGCAGAGTTCTCTACATGGGACGAAGATAAACTTGCTATGGAGATTGAATCGTTAGGCATTGACTTGTCAGAATACGGATTTGGTATCGCAAAAGCATTACAGGCGAGTGAAGAAATCAATGTAGATGATTTTGACGATGATAAATTTAAGTATGAGTGCCCTTGTTGTGGGTTTAGATTTAACTGATTAATCGTCTTTGGTAAAAACAGCCGATTTTCCAAAAGACAAAAACGTCTTTGGTAAAAAAGGGCATTTTTCCAAAAGACGCAGGTAAAAACATTGGAGGGAGTATAAATGTTTGAGCCTATATGGTATTTGAAAGACATTAAGCAGGATAAGCCTGTAAAGGTATTTACTATCTTCTCCTGCGGTGGCGGTTCATCTATGGGTTATAAGCGTGCAGGATTTGAAGTAATCGGCAACTGTGAGATTGACCCGCGTATGAATTCTGTATATGTGGCAAACAACCATCCGAAGTACAACTACAACATGGATGTAAGAGAGTTCTTGCAGAAAGATGACCTGCCAGAAGAGTTGTACAATCTGGATATATTGGATGCCAGCCCGCCGTGTTCACCTTTCAGTATGTCGGGCGACAGAGCAAAATCGTGGGGTAAAAACAAAGTATTTATGGAGGGGCAGAAAGCGCAAAAGCTGGACGACCTCTTTTTTGTTTATCTTGATGTTGTGGAGAAACTCAAACCGAGATGCACCATTGCAGAGAACGTAGCAGGTCTTGTGAGTGGCAAGGCAAGAGGGTATGTCAACAAGATTGTCAAGCGTTATCGTGAAATTGGATATGATGTACAGATATTCCAATTGAACGCAGCGTTTATGGAAGTACCGCAAAAGAGGGTGCGAGTGTTCTTTGTGGCAAACCGTATGGGATATCCAAAGCTGGAGCTGAATTTTCACTATAAACCGATTAAGTTTGGCGAAATAAGAAGCAAAGAACCAGGAGAACCAATAAAAGAGAATACAGAGATGTCAAAATTGCTGAAAATGGCAAGGCATAGCGATAAAAAACTGTCAACAGTAAAAGGCAGATTAGGGCAAAAAGCGTCACTGTTTAATCATGTAGTTGCGTGGGACGATGATATAGCACCTACACAGGTTGCCAACAAACCATCGCTGCGAGGATATGACAAAACACGTTTTTCGGAAAGTGACATCATTATATGCCAGACATTTCCACAGGATTATAAGTTTTTAAAGCGGACCACACGAAAAATTGCACTTATATGTGGAATGAGTGTACCGCCGAATATGATGGCTAACATTGCAACAGAAGTATGGAAACAATGGCTTAGTAAAGATAAAGAAATAATAGAACGTATGGGGGTGTAAAACTACTATGGCAGGTGCAGGTGGAAAAGGGAGGATTGCCAACTACAATGCCAGTCTAACACCGGAAGAACGCAAACAAAGCGCAAGTAAAGCAGGAAAAGCAAGCGTCAAACGCCGTCAAGAGAAAAAAGCATTAAAAGACATAGCAAAAACCTTGCTGGACATGGCATTGAAGCCGGGGCAAGTACCTGATATAGAGAATATTGGCAGTGTAGCAGAGATGGGCAAGTCTAATATGGACGTGCGCACAGGCCTGTTGTTGGCTGCCATCAAAAAAGGATTAGAGGGTGACGTAAAGGCGCAGGAAATGCTGTTTACGTTGACAGGCGAGAAAGTCGATAAGCAGGAACTGCAAATCAAGAATGATACACCACTCAGCCAGACAGTAATATATTTGCCAGACAACAAGCGTGGCAATCAATAAGGAGCAAGACATGAAATTTGTTGATTTTTTCGCTGGTGTTGGCGGAATTAGATTAGGCTTAGAACAAGCGGGACATAAATGCGTGGGGTTCTGTGAATTTGATAAATACGCGCGTGCATCTTACAAAGCTATGTATAACACAGAGGGGGAATGGGAATCACATGATGTGCGAACAGTTAGACCTTATGACGTGCCAGCCGCAGACCTCTGGAGCTTTGGCTTCCCTTGCCAAGATATCAGCGTCGCAGGAAAGCAAAAAGGCTTGCAGGCAGGCGAGCGAAGCGGATTGTTTTACGAGATTATGCGATTGCTTGCCGGACGTAAGAAAGAAGATAGACCTAAATGGCTACTCATTGAAAATGTTAAGAATTTACTTAGCATTGGAAACGGATTTGATTTCGCGCGGCTGCTGTGTGAAGTGGGGGGGGCACGGGTATTCTCTCCAATGGGACACTCTCAACAGCAAAGACTACGGTGTTCCCCAAAACAGGGAGCGCGTGTTCATTGTCTGCTATCTTGGAAACATCAGTGGACGAGAAATATTTCCTCTCAGACGAACAGACGGCGAGAATCCTTGCAAACTCCACGAGATAACACAAGGAGTTGCTGATGCTCAAAGAATTTATGACGGCGGCGGATTAGCAAGAACGCTAAAAGGCGAAAGCGGTGGACAAGGTGGAAAAACAGGACTGTACGCTGTAAAAGAGGCGTATCCTGCAAAAATCATTAAGCCGTATGGCTCAACAGGCGGTGTGTGTGGCTTTAAAATTGCCGAAAATAAAACAGGTATAGCGTCAACGTGTGCTGCACGTGATTATAAAGGCATCAGCAGACATAACGGCAACGCTGTTGTATGCATGAGCATCAAAGGACAGCAATTGCAGGAGCAGGTTACTGTAACTCCGACAATTGATACTGATTGCAGAAACAATTTAACGCGTAAGCAGACTTGTTGCGCAGTGTTAACGCCAGGCCGAGAAGAGAAACGGCAGAACGGCAGGCGAATAAAAGAGCCGGGAGAGCCTAGTTTTACTTTGACAGCGCAGGATAGGCAAGGCGTAGCGATATTTGATAAAGTGTGTAGCGTGGCGTATGACGAACAAAACAAAAACATACGGCAGGACGGCACTGTTGGTACGTTGACTTGTGATGGAAGCAGTCCGAAACATAACAATCGTATTATTGAGTATGATGGAAATATCCGTATCCGTCGCTTAACTCCTCGTGAGTGCTGGAGATTGCAAGGTTTTCCCGATGAATACTTTGACAAAGCGAAAGCAGCAGGTATAAGCGACACGCAACTGTATAAGCAAGCTGGAAACGGCGTTACTGTAAATGTGGCACGTGCTATTGGTGAAAGATTAAGAGAAATAGAGCTAACAGAAGGCCAGAAAAACTAGGGTAATAGTCATTGGACTGAGGGACATTGTCAGATTTGGAAAGTATTGAACAGCGAACGCAAATCGGTAATGGAATATACTTTCTCATACAATAGGGGGTGATTCAATATATGGCTAACGTGTTAAGACCTCAAGAAGGCCCGCAGGAAATGTTTTTAGCTACTCCTGCTGATGTGGCTGTATATTAGCCTCAGGTGGAGCAGCAGGTGGTGGAAAAACTCATGGGTTGCTGTTGGAAATGTTGCGTAATGTAGACAATTCTAATTTCAATGCAGTAATTTTTCGCCGCAATACATCGCAGATATTCAACGAGGGCGGTTTATGGGACAATGCTATAGAAATGTATAGACCGCTAGGCATTGAAGCCGTACGCACACCTTATCCAACAATTCGCTTTCCTAGTGGAGCAAAAATAAGATTTTCACACTTGCAGTATGATAAAGATGTTCATCAATGGCAAGGCGCACAAATAGTTTTGATTGCCTTTGATGAATTAGCGCATTTTAGCTCACAGCAATTCTTTTATATGTTGTCTCGTAACCGTTCTACGTGTGGCGTAAAACCATATGTAAGAGCAACGTGCAATCCAGATGCTGACAGTTGGTTAGCAAAGTTTATTCAGTGGTGGTGGGATGAAGATACAGGCTATCCGATTCCCGAACGAAGCGGAATTATCCGTTATTTTGTGCGTGTGGGCGATAACATTATTTGGGGTGATTCCAAAGCTGAAATCGTCAGAGAACATCCCGAAATCAACAAAGAGTGGATTAAGTCTTTCACGTTCATAGCTTCTAAGTTAAGTGATAACAAAATACTTATGGAGAAAGACCCAGGATACTTAGGCAACTTGATGGCTCAGAGCGAAGTAGAGCGTGAGAGATTGTTGCATGGTAACTGGAAAATCAGACCAGCGGCTGGCAAGTATTTCAAACGTGGCAACTTTGAGATTGTCGATGTAGTGCCGAACAAAGTAGAAGCGTGGGTGCGCTCGTGGGATTTGGCGGCAACAGAGGTAAGCAATGCTGAGCCGTCACCAGACGCAACAGCAGGCGTACTGATTGGCAGAATGACAGACGGCAGATACATAGTAGCTGACGTAAAGCATATAAGGAAAAACGCCAACGATGTACGCAAGGCGGTGCTGAGTGCTGCTACGTTGGACAAGGTAAGATACAAGAATGTGAAGATAACAGTACCGCAAGACCCCGGACAAGCTGGCAAGGAACAGGCTAACAGCTATGTCAAGATGCTTGCAGGACATCCGATAGAAACAATAAGACCTACAGGAAGTAAAGAGAACAGGGCTAATCCGTTTGCGTCGCAGGTACAGGCAGGAAACGTACTGATGTTGCGTGGCGATTGGAACGAAGAATATTTGGCTGAGCTGGAGAGCTTTCCGGACGGCTCGCACGATGATATGGTGGATGCGTCGAGTGATGCATTCAACAAGCTCAGTGAAGTGCGCAGCTGGCGTGGTTTAATCAGTTAGGAGGTGATAATGTGGCAAACAGAGTTGATGGATACTATGACGCATTCATAAGACATGGCGTTCAGCAGTATATTTATAACAATACTTACTATGAGCAGAAGTCGAGTGATGCAGAACTTACTATGATTTACCAAAATGCTCTTGCACGCCGAATTGTTACATCTCTAATTGATGACTGCGTAAAGCATTGGCTGATAATCAAAGGTGATAAAGAAGATAAGATTCTGCAGTTTATGCAGGAGCTTGACGTAGAGGGCGCATTTGTAGAAGCAGGATATTGGGACAGACTCTACGGCCGTTCATGTATCTTTATCATGGCAGACGATGGTGGTAGCGCTACGGATGCAGTCAACTACAATAAGCTGGATAGTATCAGAGGTTTAGTGGTATATGATAAGCGCGATATTATCGAGGATATGTCTGGGCTATTGCGTAATGATGACCCGAACGATGATAACTTTGGCAAGACAGAGTACTACACTATCTGTCCTATGAACGGCAAGCCGTTTGATGTACATCACAGCAGATTGCTGATGTTCGATGGTGAAACACTGCCAAGACGTGAGCGAATCGCTAACAATGGTGCTGGTTTATCGTGTCTGGATGGCGTTATTAAAGCTATTCGCAGGAATGACACAGCTCATGCTAGGGCGTTGGATATTATAGAACGTGTATCACAAGCAGTGCTGAAATTAAAAGGTCTTAGTGATATGCTTATGACCGATGAAGGCACTATGGCAGTGAAAACAAGGCTTGATTTGCTTGATATGTCACGTAATATACTAAACTCTATGGCTATTGATATGGAAGATGACTTTCAGATACACAATATGAGTGTTGCTGGCATCCGTGAGATAATACAGGAGTTTCAACAGGAAATATCTGGAATGACAGGTATTCCTGTAACGATTCTTTTCGGACGTAGCCCCGGTGGCGAAAACTCAACAGGTGCTGCAGATTTTGAGAATTACTACAATGCAGTCAGACGTTATCAGCATACAAAAATGAAGCCACAGCTGGAGAAATTGATAAAAATGATTCAGTACTGCAAGAATGGTCCTACAAACGGCAAAGAGTATGAGGATTGGCAGATTGAGTTTAATCCGCTCAAAGAGATGACCGAACGTGAAGAAATCGACATTGCAAGCTCTAAAGCTGGAGTAAACAAGACTAAAGTTGATACTGTGAAAGCTATGTTGGACATGCAGATAATGGACGCAAAAGAAGCACGTGCATATCTCTACAAAGAAACTGAGATAGTACCGAATGCAAAGATTCCTGAGCAAAAGCCACAGGAACAACAGCCGGGACAACAAGTCACAAACACTCCACAAAACGAAAAGCCTAAAGAGATGACAACAAAATAATATGGCGGTATAATAAAGATGGAGCAGTGAAATGAACGAGCAAAAATGTTGCTGCCGGTGAAGAACAGGTGTTATTTTATTAAATTTAAAAACGGCTTATTTTTAATCTGTATAGATAATTAGCCGAAGAAAGTATCAGACTAGATATTCATGCAGTTTAAGAAGGTGATAACGATGCGAAAGATGCCCAAGTTTATGGAAAATCCCAAATGGTATATCGAAGAATATAACGAAGAAGAAGGATATACTGTATATAAACCTACAAAAGACACTCCCCAAGATGCCATTGAAGAAATGGATGATTGGAACAGATACAACGAAAATGGTGGAGATGTAGTATATCCTAACGATAAAGATTTTTATTTTAAGAAGAATCCTGCGTGGTTTACGTTTGACAACAAAGAAAAAATGTACGTGCTGACCAGAGAAGCAACATCAGAAGCAAAGGAAAGCTATCTGGAGTACGTTAGTCAAGCCAAATTAGTAGAGTATTAAGGAACAAAACAGAATAAACATAGTTAATTGTAGCCGTCTACATCATGTAGGCGGTTTTTTTATGAGGTGAAACAATGGAAGAACAGAAATATTGTATCAGGCACAGATTGAGCAATGGTACATATTTAGCCGTTCTTAACAATGGCTGGCGATATGATGGCTCGGTTGTTGTAGAAGCGGATACTGAACGAGAACTTGAATACAAGCTTTTACAGGCACGTTACGATGATAGATGGGTAACGCTGAACGGCAGTCACATTCTGATTGGTGGTACAGGACGTATTAAGTCTGGTGCTGGCGGAAGGTTAAAAGGGCGTATGTTTGGCATGAATTTCTCAGACTATGAGCATGGCAAGAAAAGCAAAAAAGGCAAGAAGCTTATCAGAGTATATAAGCCGATGAAAAAGACAGGTGAGAGTAAAAAAGTAGTTGCAGGCAAAGGCAAGGCAAAAAGCGGTGCTATGCAAATTACAAAGCACGAAGAAATTCAAGGTGCTTTGCAAAAAGCTGGATTTAAGCATATTGGTGCAGGTTTTATGGCAAAAGCTGATAAGCAGTTGGCCGTAGAAACAACCAATCAGATTTTGGCGTTGGAACATAAATTTGGCGTAGTAAAAACTTGTAAAGTTGAACTTGCAACTGATAGAAGCAAGAGTACATATGGAAGTGTTACAACTACGAGGTCTAATGCTGATACTCAAATTTTGACACTGTCTGAAGTGTTGTTTGCTAACAGAGCCAAAATGATAGATTATCACAAAAGAGAAGCCGAATTGGACGCATCCGGAATGCCGTTTAAAATGCCGTGCGCCGATGATAAATTGAGCGTTTATACTATCACACATGAATATGGGCATATGTTGCAAAACATGCTTATAACGCAGAGGTTTAAAGCTGATGGTTGGGATGCCGAAAACAGCGGAAAGTTCCGTGATGCAGATGGCGTTAAGGAATACGTCAAGAAGCATGATTATTATTCAAACAGCGTTATCAAGGGAATGTACGATGTTGAATATAAGTGGTATGACGAAAGAAAAGCAGAAGTTGTCAATCAGTGTCGCAATGAGATTATAGCTATTGCCAAGAAAAACAATAAAAAGTTTAGATTGAAAGACAATATATCCAAATATGGCAAGTCATCCAAAACAGAGTTTTTCGCAGAAGTATTTGCTAACTCTCAACTAGGAGCACCGAACGAATTAGGTATAGCAATGCAACAGTGGCTGGTACAGAAAGGATTAGTAATAAATGAATGACGAAAAAATTGTATTAGTGCAACAGCTAAAAGATAAAAGCTATATAGCTGTGCTGAACGATGAATACAGATTTGATGGCTCTGTGCTGGTAGAAGCAAGCAATGAAGAAGAATTAAATGCTAAAATTAACGCAGCGGTTAAGGTCGATGGAATTTGGCGGTATATTCATGGACATCCTGTATATTTAGAGGGTACTGCCGTAAAAAGAGGACATGCAAGGGTTCGAGGAATGCAAGCAAAAAATGGCAAACTGAGAAAGAACAGAACGCTGGCTGCCACGGCAAAAGTTAATGGTGGTAGTGTTGTTGGCGGTTCTGCAGCATCTAAAGATAATGTTTTGGTGCGTAGCTCAGTAAAAGCGCAGAAAGCATATAACAAAGCAAGAAAAGCTGAGCCTAAAATCACTAAAGACCTTGTGAATATATCCAAAGCATTAAATATGGGTATGACTGGATTAAAATACTCTGTTAAGACTGCAAGCAGTGTCGAAAATAAAATTCGGCGTAAAAACAAAGAAAAGTTGCCGGATTACACAGTCATTAATAAAATGGGCGACCTTGTGAGATATACTCAGATGGGCAAACATAGCGATTTAGGCAAAAATGCAGTAAAAACCGTTGATGCTCTGAGAAAACGTGGATATAAGGTAACCAAGATTGACAACAAATATCTTGACAAGACTAGCGATTACAAGGGTATCCATCTTGATTGTGTATCTCCTGATGGGCAGAAGTTTGAATTACAGATACATTCTAAAGAGAGCATGGCAGTAAAGAATAAACTTCATCCGATTTATGAAAAAAGTAGGAATATGAAAGAGGGTTCTCCAGAACGTATTGCGTTAGAGAACCAAATGCGAGAGATTTCTGCTACATTGCCTATGCCTAAAGGTATTGATGAACTGAAAAATTATGAAGAGCGCTGACAAAATACAAAAAATGCGGTAAAATGTAGTTGCGGAGGTGAAGAACATGGAATTTATGATTTGTAATCCTGATGGTTTATGTCGCCGTGGAAGTGGCAGTGGTTACGCCGAATGCTTAAAAGAAGATAAATGGTGTGTAGATGGTTATGCTGCAGGAGCTTTTATGGGTTTTGAAAGTGGAACTCGTATTAGTGAAGAAGAAGCGGTTGAATATATTGTTAAAGAACATGGATTAGACGAAGAGTCGGCAAAACAAAAACTGACTGAGCAAGGATTAAGCAAAGAAGAGTCAATCAAGTACGTTCAAAAGGTGTTTGGATATAGTCCGAATGTTGCTGCTGAAGCGTTGGGAATTAACGAAAAATAACACTGACAAAACACTTATAATGCGATAAAATATAAGTGTAAGAGGTGATTGTATTGGCGAAAATCAATAGTGCGATTCAGTTTGCGACGATGCAACATGGAACACAGAAGCGCAAAGGCAAAGAAGTGCCGTACATTGTACATCCGCTGGAGGTAATGGAAATCCTGTACCGAATGGGTGCAGATGAAAACCTGCTTGTAGCCGGAATACTGCATGATGTAGTTGAAGATACGGCAGTAAAGATTGCAGACATTAGAGAGTATTTTGGAGATGATGTTGCAGAGCTTGTAGCGGCTCATACAGAAGATAAAAGTGAGCCGTGGGAAGTACGCAAGGCTAAAGACTGCAATGAGCTTAGAACAGCTCCCAGACGCGTTCAGATGCTTGTGCTGGCTGATAAGCTGTCCAACATCAGAGAGATGAACCAAGACTTATCTGTTGTTGGTAACGATTTGTGGAAACGATTTAACAGAAGCAAAGAGAAACAGGCATGGTACTACAAACTAGGCGTTGAGTGTCTGAGTGCAATGGACGATGACACAAAAACACAATGGGCATACAGAGAGCTTAAACAGACAGTAGAAAATGTATTTTGAGGTGCTTTTTCAAAGTGCCTCTTTTTTATTGGAAAGAGGTACTGACAAAACATGGAGAGTACGGTAAAATATAATTGTAAGGTAGCTTGTTATGCTGTTACAAGAGCTGACGGCGATGTATGGTATATTCCAGAGTTGGGGTTAAAACTCAGTCAAGAGCGCATGGATGCGTTCACAAAGATGAAGGCTGCAATCCCTACACTTAACGGTGGACGTTGGATAACAATGCCTAATGGTGCGAGGGTGTTTATTAGACCAGGATTTATCAGCGTAGGCGTGAGGAAAGAGCCTAAAGCAAGTGCAAAAGGTTACAACAGACTTACGATGAAAGATTTTAAGACGTTAGCTGTTGCGAAAGAGCATATTGAAAAGCATGTAAAGAGGTTCAGAGAATACAGAACTGCTAAAGTATATATAAAAAGAGCGATAAAGTTGGCACAAACTCCTGTTGGTGGCGATGTTATAGGATATGCACGCAAAGATGGTACGAGTTTTGTAAGGTATAATAAAGTTACAAATGATTATGTGATAGCTAAAGTCGGCTCACGTGGTGGCATAGTGACGATGTTTAAGCCTAAACGTGGAGAATCGTATTATTGGGATAACATGAAAAAGGATGGAGTAAGAGAATGAAATGTCCGGTATGTGGAAAACACGAATTTGGAGTAGATGAAGATTATTGCTTTTGCCCTGTTTGCGGTTGGGCGAATGACCCGGTGCAACGTGATGATTATGATTATTGGGGTGGGGCAAATGATTTAAGTGTTAACCAAGCAAGGGAAGCTTACAAGTCTGGCAAAAAGGTATATTGAGGAAAAATTGAAAGTATACTTTAGGAAAATGGTGCAATTTCCATAAGTATACTTTCAATTTTTCGGATGGCACACGTTAAGTGTGCTTTTTTTATTGCAGAAAAGGGGGTATAGCAATGCTGGAGTATATGGCAAAATACTGTGACAGCATACGTTGTGATGAAGACGGCGTATATGTGGCAGTACTGAAGCCTGAGTACGCAGTAGACGGCTTGCGTGTCATAAAATGCGACAATGCGACAGGCGACGTAAGAAATGACAGGTGGGTGACTATCAATGGTGCTCATGTACTGATTGGCAGAGATGGACGTATTGCTGGTGGCATGGGTGGCAAACTGAACGGTAAGAAGTTTGGCTCATGGTTCGGACTAGGAAAACACAGAGCAATGCAACTGCCTAAGAGTTTTGGTACAGGACGCGCATCGAAGATGATGGAACGTGATGCCAATGGCAACTATGTTAAAGTCAAAGGTAAAAAGGTTGCTTTAAAAGTGCCTAAAGGTGCATTGAGAAGCAGAGAACTACCGCCCAAGATGCGTACTACAATCAATGTATTGAACAGAGAGCGCGCCGGCAAGCGGTTTACACAAGGATTTAGAAACAATATTGTTGATGCTTTTGAGAATGCACCTAAGGGGACGCAAATCAGAGTAGGTGCAAAGCTAGTTGAGCGAACAGATAGAGGTTGGATGCACAAAGGCAAGGAAGTAAGCGTAAATACTATGGCCAACATGGCGATGATGGGCGAGCATATCTATGTTGAGAAATATCCTAAACGTCAAAAGTTTGAATTTGACAAAACGCCGCCTAAGCAGGAAACGGGCGCATACAATCCTAACAAGCTGGTTGACATCCGCACAAAGGGTGACAGATACGAGAATTACCACGCTCCTGCAGATGCGCTTATGACTAATACCAAGAACTGGAAGAATCCGCCGACAGTAGCACAGCTGTTAAGACGCAGGAAAGCGATTAAGGCAGCCAAAGAGTTTGCTAATACTGAGAACTACGAAGCGGTAAGCAATAACCGAACAGCCAAAGGCAAGCAGATGAACAGACAGCTTGAATACTTCATTGACCATTCACCAAGACATACAGGCACAATTCATAGAGCTGTTGATGTGAGTGCGGCGGAATTTAGCAAGTATCAAAAGCTGATTGAAAAGGGCAGTGCGTTTGGTACGAATTCTGTTACAAGCTGGTCGAGTAATCCTCAGACAACAGGCGGTGCTAATGCAGATAAGCCATATAAAATCATCTTCACGAAGAAAGACGGATTCAGAAAGAGTGCTTCTGTAAATGACTTTGCCGAAAACCAATCTGACGGAGAAGTCATTGTATCCAAAAGTACAAGTATGCGTGTAAAACGTGTGCTTATGGCAGGCCCGGGATATATGCAGGTAGAGGTTGAAGAAGTTTAGTGCTGACAAAGCCTTGAAAGTGCGGTATATTATAAGTGTGAGGTGATAATATGGGTAGAAGATTAACACTTGCTGAACGATGGGCGATTGACAGCCAAAAGCCTATGGGTGGTTATGTGTTTGAAGGTACACCAGAGTACTCAGAACATGAAAAAGAAGTACAAGAATTAAATGAATGGCTGAAAAGTCAAAGAGATGAAAACGAAGAAGATTAAGGCGTTTGCGTTTTGCAGACGCTTTTTTCAATAAGGTTTATAAAGTGTCTATTTAGATAGTCGCTTTTAATATGCACCTGTAATGGGTGCTTTTTTTATGTCCAAATTTGCGAAGATAGGAGGTGAGAACATGGAAAATGTACAACGATATGAAAGAATGGACAGCTATATTGTAGGCGAAGCTGTCAAAGACTCAGATGGTTTTTTAAGGGATTCCCCTATTGTCGCAAGGACGGGTATCTACACATATCTTAATCCCGACAAGACCATTAGGCGTGAGTATAGACCGCCAGAGGAAGTATTCAGTGAGAACAGCCTTGCAACATTTAGGGGCAAGCCTATTACTGTAGGACATCCTAGTGCTGGTAAAGTTACGCCGGAAACTGCAAAGAAGTTGAGCATCGGCTCAATTTTGTCAGAGGGTTATCCTAAAGAATTATGCGAAGGCCGTAAGTATGTTGGTTGCGACATTGTATTGTTTGCACCGCAGGAAATCGGTGACGCAAGAGAATTATCTTTAGGTTACCGCTGTGATGTTGAGGAAACACCGGGCGTTACTGCCAATGGTGAACCTTATGACGCTATTCAGCGCAACATCCGTATCAATCATCTTGCTGTTGTCAAAAAGGCAAGAGCAGGCATGAAAGCTCGCCTTAATTGTGATGGCGACGAATGTTATCCAGACCATGAAGAAGAAAAGGAGATTCCAAAAATGAGCAAATTTAGAATTGATGGCATTGAGTACGAACTGCAAGATTCCGTAATCAGCCATATTTCCACACTGCAAAGCAAATGCGATGCTGCAGAAAGCAATCTGCTGGCAATGAAGACTGTTCTCAAATCCAAAGAGGATGAACTGAAAGCACAGGTTGACGGTGCATCTGAGCTGGTGGCGCGTTGTGATGCTCTCGAGAAAGAAAACGAAGAGCTGACCGCAGAAAACGAAGAGCTGGCAGAAGAGAACGAAGAGCGTGGCAAAGAGCTTGACAAAGCTACCGCTGATAACGAGGAGAATATCAAGAAACTTGATGATGCTACCAAACGTTACGAAGATGCCAAAAAGAAATGCGATGAACTGAACAAAAAGGCTGAGAAAGCTGCGAAAGACCTTGAGTCTGCTACTGCAGAGCGTGATAAACTGCAAGCTGCGTTGGATGCGGAAAAGGAAAATACCGAAAAGGCAGTAAACGATGCTAAAGAGCAAGCTAAGGCAGAGGTTAAAGAACGTGCTGAGCTGGAACAGTTGGCAGACAAAGCTAAGGTTGCTGATACTGACAAACTGGACAACAAAGCACTGAAAGAAGCTATCATCAAGGCAAAACGTCCGAACTTCACTGCTGAAGGTAAGACTGATGCATATCTGGATGCAGCATTTGACCTGGCCAAAGAGCAGATGCGTGGCGACAGCATGACTGACCAGATGCGCAAGGCTATGGGTGCACAGCAACGTAAAGACGGTGTAGAGACTGAAAGCGCAAGAGATGCTCAGAAGAAAATGATGGACAGACTGCGTAATGCTTACAACGGCGAAGATAACAAGTTTTAAGGAAGAGGTGAACTGATATGCAGATGAACTATAGTCAAGAGATGCAGCCCGCTATTGTCGGTATGCTGGCTGATACAACTTTCAAAACAACTGACAGCTATCATGTTGAGGATGAAAAAGGCATTAATGCTGGCGTTCCTGTTGTTCCTGGTACTGATGCGGCAAAACAGATTAAAGCTTGCGGCGCAGATGACGGCGCAAAGGTTATCGGTGTTACCATGTTTGTACACAAACAACTGACTGGTGGTGAAAACTACTATGACAAAGGTTATGTAGTACCTGTAGTCACCAAAGGCCGTGTATGGGTTGCGGTTGAGGGTGATGTTGTTGCTCAGACTGCGGCTAAGTACAATGCTACTAAGAATGTTTGGAGTGCATCCGGTACTGTTGAAGTAGCAAATGCTAAATTTATCACTGCTAATACTCAAGGTATGGCGGTAGTACAAATCGGTTAATTTTTAGGAAGGTGAAATAATGGAAAACATGCGTTATGATGAACAAGATATGCGTGCTATTGTAAGCACAGGTCTGCTGAACAACGATGCGGCGGACAGCGAATCCGTATTCTTTGCTCAACAGCTGGAGTACATCAAATCCAAAACTTATGATGAAAAACTTGCTAATCTGAATGCGGCAAAACTGTTCCCTGTATCTACAGAAGCAGATGCTGGCGCAGAATCTATCTCCTACGAGAGCTATGGCATGGTTGGTATTGCTAAACTGATTGCAAGCTATGCTGATGACCTGCCACGTGCAGACGTAAAAGGCACTAAAGTAACAGTTGAGATTTTCTCTGCTGGTACTGCTTATGGTTATTCTACCCAAGACATCCGTGCCGCTAAGATGAAAGGTTTACCGCTGAATGCACGTAGAGCACTGAGCGCACGCCGTGCAAACGATACTTTGATTAACAAGATTGCTTTCAAAGGCGACAAAGACGGTAAGATTGTAGGCATTCTGGACAATCCTAACATCACTACCGAAGTAGTAAAAGCCGACGGCAACAGCAATTCTACTAAATGGGCAGACAAAACTCCTGCTCAGATTCTGCGTGACCTTAACGATGCAGTATCCGCTATTGTTGATTTGACCAACGGCGTGGAGATTCCCGATACTATCGTACTGCCGATTAAACAATACAACTACATTGCTAATACTATTGTCCCCGACACTAGCGGCGAATCCATTCTGACCAACTTCAAGAAGAACAATCAATACATCAAGAATGTTGTATCTGCTGTTGAGATGAAAGGCGCAGGTTCTAGTGGCGAAGATGTTGGCTTGATTTACCGCAAAGATATTGACGCAGTATCTCTGGAAATTCCGATGGCGTTTACTCAATATGCACCGCAGGCACGCAATCTTGAATTTGTTGTACCTTGCGAGAGCCGTACCGCTGGCGTTATCGTATACTATCCGCTGTCTATGTCTAAAATGGTAGGCATCTGATTTAGTTTATTTTGCCCCCTTGTATAAGGGGGCTTTTTTATTTGCAGGAGGCAGTACACAATGATTATTAAAAACAATACAGTAGGCGTAATTAATATCGACAATAAACACGTTCTTCCCCAACAGACAGTAAAAGTTGATGACGTGAACAAGAAACATCCTATTCTTGCCCGTATGATTAAAAACGGGCAATTGGTAGAGGTCGCAGAATCCGTGAAAAACACTGAAAAAGAAGCAGAAGTCGCTACACTGGAAGATTTTGCTGCGTTCATGGGCACTAAACCGACTATTACACGTATCAAGAACTTTGCGAAGAAGTATGGTATCGAGCTGGGCGATGCAAAAACCGAGGAAGAAATGGTCGCAGTCATCAAAGCTTGTCTGACAACTGCTGAATAATCATGGATACTTCAATCAGTTGTGGATGCAGATGTGCAGTAGACGAAGATGAACAGATGATTTTTCAACTGATACGTGCGCTTGCGCCTGACCTTGACGATATATCAGACAATATGCTGATGGTGCTTATATCAATCAACAAGCACTACGTATCCAAAGAGAAGTTTAAAAGCTTCTACCACGAAGCTGTAGCATATCTTGTAGCACATAAAGCCGTGTTGCATCAGTCTATTGCATCTGAGGGCGCAGGCTCTAATGCGTTGGTTGGTGGCATTACAAGTGAGCACGAGGGCGATTTGTCGCGCTCATATGGTTCTGGCGGCAGTGGTACAAGGGGTTATACAGATACGTTCGATAAGACGTTGTATGGACTTGAATTCAAACGTATACGCGATATGTGTATCGTACCGGTTGCAACAAGGTTTTTCGGATGAATACGTTTGACAAGTTTTTCAATGAACTTGCGCGGATGAAGAACATGGAAATTAGTGTTGGCGTATTTGGAGAAGAAGCGGCTGAGGTTGCTTTCTACAATGAATTCGGCACAAAACATATTCCTGCAAGAAGTTTTATCCGTTCGACGATTGCAGAACATCAAAAAGATATTGCGGAGTACTATGCGAGTAGTTTCCAAAGGACGAATGATGCAAAGGCAGCCGCCGCTTTGACAAGTACTTATGTTGAGAATCTCATAAAGGCGAAAATCGCAAGCGGTAATTTTACACCGAATGCGCCGTCTACAGTCAAGAAAAAAGGCAGGAATCAACCGCTGATTGACACAGGAAGAATGATGAACTCTGTTAAGGGGGTAGTCAGATGAAGAGCAGTTTTCGCAGACCGCTTGAAATATATAGGCTAGGCAAAGCTGAGCTTATGGAAAATGGCTTGTTTTCTGAGCCGTCGCAGACAAGATTTACTATTGAAGCATCCGTACAACAACTAAGACCTGACGAAATGCAGGCGTTACCTGAGGGGCGCAGGGGTTGCAGAGCCGTAAAGGTATATTCTGATGAGCAACTGTATATGCCTAATCAGATGACAGGGCAACAGGCAGACAGGTTTATGTGGTTGGGGGTATGGTTTGAGGTGGTTGCGTCAGACTGGTATCAGAACAATGTCATAAGCCATTATAGGGCATATGCGACGGAGATAGCAGGACATTGAGTACACGTGAAAGGGTGCTTGAATACTTTGTGTATCAGCTCAAGAAATACACGGATTGGCCAGTTATACAGGCAAAGCAGAATTACGCAGTGGAGTTTCCTCAGTGTATCATAGTTGACCTTATGGCTGAGCGCAGTTTGGGTGATGTAGAGCTGTGGGACAAAGAAAAAGAGCTTGTATACATCGCAGGATTGCGACAGGCGACGTTAAACGTGCAAGCCTATGGGAAAGGTAGCGTAGAGCTTTTGGGCGACCTGTGGGGGTTCTTTGAACGTCCTACAGTGGTTGATGAATTTCAAAAAGCCAACATTGCAGTGAACGTGCCGGGTGACGTACAAGACCTTACTAATGTTCTGGACAACAGGAAGTATCTTGAACGTGCAAGCATTGACCTCACAATATCATATGACAGATGTGTTGTGGATAGCCCGGAATGGTTTGAGATGGTTTACGTTGATGCTGTTCTAAAGACTTCTGACAACACAAAAGAAAAGACAGATGAAAAAATCAAAATATATACAGATATAAAATTTGAGGAAGGAGCTAACAATGGCTAACATTGACAGAATCGTTAAATGCGATATCAGTCTGAACACTACAGGCGTATCGAGCGAGGGTTTCAGCACAATGATTGTCATCGGTCCTCACGCTTATACAACTACCAGAGTCTTGAGCGTGACCGACAGTGACGAATTGCTGGAGCTTGGCTTCAACAGCAAAGATGCAATCTATGTTGCAGTAAACGATGCGTTCAGTCAGACACCTAAGCCTAGTGTAGTGAAAGTTGGCAGACTGCAATGCGATACAGTAAAAGTGGGCATTGTAGGCAAGCCGACCAAAGGGATGGAATATAAATTTTCCATTGAGAGCATCGATGAAAACGGTGAAGAGGTTTCTTATCCGTTTACTTATACTGCTACCGGCTCAGACAGTGTAGAATCCGTATTGTCTGCTTTGGTGAATGCTGTTACAGGGGATAGTGGTGCTAGTGCTAAGTACACAGCTTCTGTTGTAGACACAAACATCGTTGTGAAGTGCAATGATGCGGCGCACAGTTTCTATATCAAGCCTAACAGTCTGATGAAAGTAGTTGCGTGTGAACAAGCAGAATCTATTGACCTTGCAACTAATATGACACTTATCACTGCAGCAGACAACGATTTTTATGGCATTTGCTATGTAAATCGCGACCCAGATGCTGTTATGGAAATGGCTGAATGGGTAGAATCTCATACTAAACTGTTTGGCACTGCTACAGGTGCAGACGGAGCAAAGAATCCTGAGGTGGAAACCGATATCGGCAGTAAGTTGAAAAATGGCAACTACTTCAGAACTTTTTGGTTCTATCATAAGGACGCAGCAGCAGATTATCCGGATGCAGGTGTTATGACAAGATGCTTTGCAGTACTGCCGGGCGGCGAAACATGGGCAAACAAGCGTCTTGCTGGCGTTACTACAGACAAACTGACTGAGGGAGAATACAAAGCCATTACCGACAAGAACGGTAATACTTTTGAGCCGTTCCGTAATGTTACAATCACTCAGAACGGCAAGGTCGCCGCTGGTGAATGGATTGACGTTATCCGTTTCCGTGATTGGTTAACAGAAACCATTCAGACTGAGGTATTAAGCGTAATGATTAACCGAGATAAGCTGCCGTATACAGACGCTGGTATTGCTATTGTTGAGAACACAATCAATGCAGTGTTGGAGCTGGGGCAGACACGTGGCGGTATCGCACCGACCGAATTTGACGAAGACGGCAACAAGAATTTAGGTTATAGCACCTCTGTACCGAAAGCATCCAGCATCAGTGCCAACGTAAAGGCACAGCGTGTGCTGAGAGGTGTTAATTTCACTGCAAGGCTGGCAGGTGCTATCCACGCAGGAGAGATTAAAGGTTCTCTTACTTATGAGAATCTTACTGAACTTGCATAAGGGGGTTAAGATATGGCAGGCGTAAAGACATATGACCCGAAGAAAGTCATCGTTGTGTTTGGCTCTGTAAACATTACAGGTTTTGACGAAGGTACTTTTGTGCAGATTGAAACGCAGGGTGATGGTACTACCGCTGTTGTTGGTTGCGACCAGGAAGTAGTACGTTCTATCTCACCGCAAAGTATTTTAAAGAAAATCGTTATTACCTTGTTACAGTCATCTGACAGCAATGATAAGTTATCGAGCATTCAAGACTCTGATAATCAGTCTGGCAACGGCGTTAAAGCGTTGTCTATCAAAGATTTGAGCGGACGTACACTTCTGAAATCAAGCTCTGCATGGATTGTAAAGAAACCGCAGGTACAACGTGGCAAAAGTGCTGGTGACGGCAAATGCGCGTGGGAGTTTTTGGCGGTTGTACCTGATGACCAATTCGTTGTAGGTGGACACACCTAATCTGACTAGGGGGAGCAATAATGTTAGAAGTCAACGTAAAGAATAAAGAGATAGGCGGACGCACATACTACGTAAGAGCTATGCCTCCGATGATGGCGTTAGGTCTTTTAGGTGATTTGCAATCAGTTGTCACAGGTGCGTTGGGCAAAAGTGCCGAGAACACTGAAGATGTTACAAATCCTAACATCAATTTAGGCGAGATGATTGCAGGTATTGGTGGTAATCTGCGTGGTGCTGAGCTGATGGCGTA